CTAAGCAACGCTGAGAGGGGGCGTCATGGTCCGAAACTCCGCCGCTTTTCGTGGTTTTGACGCTCTGACTGTCGACAACACCGGCTGTTGGAAAGGACTGGCGTCCTTCCAGTTCACACGTGGCCGAGACGAGGATGTGGTTGATCGTCTGCCAAAGGCCGGTATCACGCCAGCAATAGAAATAGCCTCGCACCGTGGAGGCCGGAGGAAAGTTTTGCAGCAGTGAACCGCCCCTGACAACCGCTGGCTGCGATATAAAGGATCGAGTTCATAACTCTCGCATGTTGCTCTTGCGCGGCTGGCTACGCGGTTTGGCCGGTGGGATAAGCGGCGCCACCACAGACCATTCCCGGTCCGTCAAATCGCTTGGATATAGAAGAGAGGCGCGGTTGTGTTGCTTGCGCAGTGATATCATTCCAAGGAATCCGATCCTCCATCTTCCGGAAAAAGACGGTTGAATCACAACCCGTAGATATCACTCAACTACTTTTAAATCAGTCTCTCAGACAGTGGGTGTGTCCCGTTCCAATTTGCATGGCTTGCAAAGCCGGGTCGGGGTTATCACAAAGCTCAGAACGCGCCGTGGGTATTGCAAGTTTATTTTGTTCGGCATGCTGCGAGACAAATGAGGCGGCCGCCAGCATCCGTCACGCCCCCTTCGTAGGCGATCGCGGTCAGCCGGTCATACACAGTTCCCGGCTAACGCAGGGCGATGATGTCTGAATCGGTGGTTATGGCGTATCGTTCCTATTGGTAGTTCTGTCAGGCTTCGACACCCGCCACGATACGACGCATTCTCAAACCAACTCAGGAATTGCCAAAATTTTCGCGTCTAACTTGGCGCTCCATTCAGCCATCTTTTGTAGATCCGCGTCCACGCCGTCACCGTCACGATAGGCTCTTATCACTCGTGTCATCCCATTAAAATCATTGTGGTCTGCAGCTTGTCGGAAGAGATTAAACGCCGTTTCCTCGTGCTCCGGTGTTCTATCTGCTAGAGCATGAAATCGATCTCCCACAGCGACCGCTTGGTGAGGAAATAGTTCAATCAGCCCTGTCCGCAACTCATGCAAAGAATTTCTGATTTGTTCGTCCTGCGCCTCAATTTTTTTGGTTCTTCCTTCGACGTAACTGGACGGCATTAGTCTGATCCTGGCCAAACCTTCAAGCATTCTATGATAACGGGTTTTACAATCAGAATAACGGTCTACCAAATCAAAATCTGGCCGAACAGCTAATGCGATGAGCGCTCTCAGCGCAGGCATCGTATTTGAATCCCGCTTTAGATTAATAGATGAATTAAATACTCCTATAAGAACATCGACAACAGGAACGTTTTCGTCGTTTATCTTGCGATCTAATTTTTCAGCTCTTATGGTATGCAATTTCTTTAAACATTCATAGACTCTTTTAGAATTATCAATTTTCAGTTCATTAGAAAATTTGCGATCAATTCGCAGACCTTGCAACATTTTGTTTATTGCTTTGGATTCCGATTTATTCAAACTGTTCGTTTTGTGACGCAATCTCCAATTGCTACAAATCTTGGTGCTACTTTTGAAATATTTGGAGATTTTGTCTAGAATATTCGACTTTCGTGACGCTGATCGCACAGTCTTGCTGCTAGAATAAGAAAATTTGTCAGCATGGACACTGGCTGGGGACACAGCTTGCGCAAAACTGTTGCTGTTTGTACTACTTGATGTGCTGACAGGCTTTACAGTATTTCCCAATGCTCTTTAGCTCCTTGCGCTTTCCAGTGTTCAATGAATTCTAATCATTGCAAACGACGCTCCGTTCAGATGTCTTAAATGGCACAGTAAACCGGAGATTAGCCCTTAGCCGGATTGTTCATCAGACTTCTCGTTTAGCTATCCCCAACGAACCCGTACAAAACGAGTTCGCCGTTCACATAAACCGGCATCGGTTCCGTCCTTGCTCTAGATGAATCGTATTCCGCGTGCCCGTCCGCGGCGGTTCTGACCACCCGCCCTGGCGCACTTGGTTTCATATTCAGCGATCAGGCCGTTCAGCGCGCCGATATTGGCCTTGCTGAACGTCACCTCCTCGCCGCCCATGCGTATGATCAGCTCAGACGTCCCGGAGGCCACTGAGAGCAGCCGCTTTTTAAGTGCGGTGGCAACGTCGCATGGTGCGTTGATGTCAACCTCTTCGCCGCCGATCACGATCAGGGAGGAAACGCTCAATTCCCTACCTCCCTGTCTTGGTCCGGTTCCTCGGCGGAGCCGGCCTTCGCCGGATCTTTTGGCGCATAGGGCGACATCATGCCCGCCTCGATGTAGCGCTCATGTGTCTCGCGCCGCTGCTCGAAAAGATCATCCGGATCGAGACCGAGATCAGCTGCCTCGATCTCGATTGAGCTTGTTCCGTTGCCGAGCCGCTCGCTCGACGCCTTCGCGCTTTTCAGGTCGTCCGCAGTCGGTTTGGGCGGTCCCTGCCAGCTTGCCTGACAGACGGCCTCGCGGTTGGACAGGAAGGCCTGGTAGCCACCCTTGAACGGTATGCGGCCCTCGCCGATCTCCTCGTCGATCCAGCTTTCATAGAGCGCACGTTCGATCGGGACAGCGCAACGGTCGCGCCGGCGGATCACAACCGGCCAGATTGACGAGTTTTCCATTCGGACCGACGAATAGGTTGCGTTCGTGTGATCCATGGTCAGGGCCCCGTAGGAGATCCCGATCGCCCGGGCCGTATCGCGAGACAACGCGTTCGAAAACGGCAGATACTGGTTGCCGGGCGTGCCGGCCGACTTGAAGTCAAGCTTCTCACCGGGTGCCAGATGCGACACCTGCGGATCTCCACCAATCCTGATGTCGTCTTCGGCGGCGGCTTCAAGGCTGCCCTTCAGGTAGTCGACATAGTCGTTGGCATAGTCCGAAGCCCCGTTGACATTTTCCGATTTGAGCACCTCCAGGGCCTCGAACGCTTCCATGGTCGGTTTTTCGCTGGTCAGCGTTGCTGCAAAGACGGTCTGGAGGATCGCTGTCTGCAAGGTCGCATCGTCGAGCATCTCATGCTGGATATGTTTGCGAAACGCAGATGCCAGGACAGAAATCCCGCGCACGTCCGTCGCGTCCATCGGATCGAAGACATGCACAACAACGTCCCGCCCTGCTCGATCGAAGGCATCGTATTTTCGTTTCACCGTGATGCCGGATGCACGCTCCTGAAAGAGGTAGCCGACCGGACGACCGTTTTCATCGTGATAGCCCCCCTGGAACAGGCCTTCGGCCTCGTTCGTATCCTGGACAAGGCGGTGATGACGTGGCGCTTGCGGCCCTTGACCTTTTTGCCCATTGCCCGGCAGGCGATGCTAAGCAACGCTGAGAGGGGGCGTCATGGTCCGAAACTCCGCCGCTTTTCGTGGTTTTGACGCTCTGACTGTCGACAACACCGGCTGTTGGAAAGGACTGGCGTCCTTCCAGTTCACACGTGGCCGAGACGAGGATGTGGTTGATCGTCTGCCAAAGGCCGGTATCACGCCAGCAATAGAAATAGCCTCGCACCGTGGAGGCCGGAGGAAAGTTTTGCAGCAGTGAACCGCCCCTGACAACCGCTGGCTGCGATATAAAGGATCGAGTTCATAACTCTC